GTAGTTTGTGTTAGCAAAATATTTCTTTTGAATTGGACGTCCCATTGTTTTCTCCTTATGAATGACGTTCTAGGTCTACGCAGAGGGATTCTGCATAAGTCTTGTTCAATGACAAGCTCAATTTAGACATAGTATTTATCAGAGAAAGAAAAAGGGCTCCGAAGAGCCCTTTGATCTTTGTAACTTTAAGTAACGGATTACTTGAAAGAAACGTTCTGTACTGCAACCTTACCTAAGTAGTCAGCTGCGTTACCTAGAGAAGAAGCTGTGTTGCTTAACTCTACATAACCATAACGTGTCATGAAGCTAACGACTGGTTCGAATGTTGACGGATCAAGAACAACACCGCTGCTCATCAATGGAATGTATGGGCAGTAGAATGCTGCTGCGTCTGATTCGCTTGCACCCTTGTAACCGATAAGAATATCAGTTGTATCTGTTGCATATGTGTTAACATAAACCTTCATAGCATTGTTCAATGTACCAACAAACTTAGTGTTTGTAGGTGCTTCGAATGTGCCTTCTGTTGTACGTGCAAATGCACTTGTAGTTGCAGACTGAAGGATTGTTAGCGCGAATGGGCTAACAACGGCCCAGTTACCTGCACCACGACGTGTACGCTGAGCGATTAAGTTAGATACACGGTTGATTTGAACTGCTAGAGCAGCGTGTTCATCACCAACGAATGTAGCTGTACCGCTAACTGCGTTTTGGTCGAAAGTTTCAACTGCAGAACCGGCTAAAGAAGCTAGGCTAGCTAGGATTTCTTGGTCGATTTCAGCTGTAATTTCTTGTGCTAGAGCAGCCATAACTTCGGCTTCGATATCGATGCCTTGTTGAGCTTGTGCGTCTTGAGCAGCTTCAAAAGTCCAACGTGCGCTTAACTTACGAGTTTTTGCCTCGACAGTTTGCTTGAGGATCTGAATGCTCATACGCTTACCAGCTTGTCCTTCTAGAGTTGCTGTAGAAGCTGCTTTAGCGGCTCCGCTTACTTCGTTACCAGAGTAAGCTTCAGCGATCTTGAATGGGCTTAGTGCCTCTTCACCTGCTACAACACCAGCTCCAGAGCTGCTGTCAGCATAGCGAACACGTAAAGTATGAATCTGGCCAACTGGACCAGTCATAGGTTGAACACCAACTAATTCGTTAGCAATAACGGTTGGCATAACACGACGGATAACCGGTAGAATAACACGGTTTAATGTGGCAACGTTGCCGGCAGAAGTAGCACCTGCTGTTGGACTTTCAACTAGATACTTACGTGTGTTCTCTAGTGTTACGCCCATTACAGATCTTTTTGTGCCTTGTAGGCCTTCTAAAAGAGCTTCTTTAGTCTCTGCCCAACGGCCATTTAGTAGTTCTGACATTTAATTTTCTCCTAAATTATTTTAGTCCAGCAAGGCGACGAATGTCGATGATATTCGATTCATCCTCGCTGCTACGATTGCTGTTGGAAACTTTGTTTCCGGTAATTTCTTTTGCCTCTACAAGTGCCTGTTTCTTCTGCGGAGCTTTACCAGAATTTCCATTTAGGACGGCTGGTAGATACTTGTCAAAACTTTCATTAAGTTTTGCCGTTTTCACACTCTCCATTAATTCACCCATGATCTCACGTTGCTCATTGTTAAGCGGAGCAAGTAGTTCACTCATGATTTCTTTACGTTCTTGCGCTTCTTTCAAAGCTGCAATCTCTGCGTTTTTGCTTTCTACTAAGGACTTTGCTTCGCTAATAGCTTTTTCAGCTTCGGCTACTGCAACCTTCTTCATGTCTATGACCTTGAGCAATTTAGCAGTTTCTGATTTCTCAGAAAGGTAACTAGTCTGATACTCTGAAGCAAACGCTTCAAATAATTTACGTCCAAAATCATTGCGACGAGCTGCTTCGATGTCTTCTTTTAGTGATACTAATTCAGAACGTAGTCCTGATTCAACAACACTTTCGACTTTCTTAGCTGCACGCTCAATGAATTGTTGCTTAACTTTTTGTAGTTGGCTACGTCCTTCACGGACTAAGCGAACCTTAGTTTCAGCTAGATCTTGTTTGTCTTTATAGAATTCTGCAATTTCTTGAGCAAGAGCTTCTACAACAAATTGTTCTAATGTAGCAAACTTATTAGCCATTACGACTTGGTCTTCGTGTAACTCTTTAACTTCAGCAGCTAGTTGACGTGTAACAAATTCCTTCATTACAGAACTATCAGCTTTCATTTTCTTAGCTAACTTAACTTTCATCTCAGCTAATTGTTTGCGGTCTTCGTTAAATTCAGCAACTTCAGCAGCTAGTTGATCACCGATCATACGATCGACGGCTTCAATCATTGTCTGCTTGTCGTGTTCATAACGTTGAGCGAACTCTTCGCGTAGAGTTTGAGCAACTTGTTCACGGTTTTCAGCGATACGCTTTTCCCATGCTTGCTCAATAGACTCTTTGATCTCTGTAGAAATCACATTGTTCTCAAATAACGTTTTTAGTGCATCCAACATGTGATTCTCCTTGTTATTGGAGTTTGCTTATTATTCCTAATAAGCTCTCTTTGAGATATTTTTGTGCCTGTGGGTCACCCTTAACTTCTTGCGCTATGCGTAAGGCATTATAACCACCACGACTATTCATCAGGTGTTCATAAATTGGTGTAGGATATGCTCCCGGGGCACTAGGTTGAGCTACCATATCTACTGTGATAATCTCAAAATCCGAAACTTCACCGGAACCGTCATCTTTAACGTTTCCTGATCCGCGACTTGAAACACCTAACTTCACACCACTTTCTAACATAGTGCGAATTAGTTGTCCCATTGGCGTAGGTAAAATCTTTAACTTACCGTAACCATTAGGACCGTCCATCCACATATTTACAATCATGTGAGATACACGGTCCAGGTTAATTTTTAAATCGTCTGGATGATCTACTTCTCCGAGAACGCTATAGCCATTTTGAATCTGATCGTTAAGGGTTTTGACAGCCTTGTCAATCTCTTTCACAGGGTAAACACGCTGGTTAGCGTTACGAATACCGCCTTGGATACAAATCCCAGACATGTATAAGTTTTTACCCTCTTGTCCGTCAGACTCAACAATGATCTTAGCCTGATCAAAACTTAGGTTTTCTCGAAGATGTAAAGATGCCATAATTACTTACGTGATCCAACGATACTCTTCTTGTTGTCAGCGTGTTCGCCAGCGCCTTTCTTCTCTGCGCCGTGACCTTTGCTAACTGCTTTCAACTTAGTAGCACTCTTAGCACCCGGTACGTTTACATTACCGCCGTCTTGCTTAGATGTAGTTGGCTTTAGTAAGCCGCCTTGTGTACCACCGCTTGTTGTTGAAAAACCTTTTGCGATATTAGCAGTTGTTCCGCCCATATCGTTCTTACCAGCTACGATAGACTTTGTGTTAGTACCATTGTCGCCATGCTTTGGAGGAGCAACTTTATCAACATATTCCATGAATTGTTGTAGTTCGTCTACTTCTTCTTCTCCGCCCATGTCGTCCATGCCACCTAAGTCGCCGCCCATGTCGTCAGCGCCCATGTCACCCATATCGTCCATACCGCCCATGTCGTCTTCGCCTTCTTGAGACATTAATTCTTCAAATTCGGCTTTTAATTCTTCTAGTGCATCTTCTAGGTCAAGTACACGGTCTTGTAGATCGCCTTCACCTTCATCGCCGACTGCTTCGCCGTCGATATCAAATTCATCCTCGGCGCCTTCTTCGTCGTCAGCACCTTCTTCATCCTCAGCGCCTTCTTCATCTTCTGCGCCTTCTTCGTCGTCAGCAGCGTCGTCACCACCAAACGGATTATCGGAACCTTCGTCGTCAGCAGCTTCGTCTACTGATTCTTCTTCCTCTTCTTCCTCTCCGGCTTTGTCGCTTTCTTCAAGGTCAAAGTCTTCTTTTAATAATTCCTCGTAGATTTCACGGGACTTGCCCACTACGATGTTGTGAAAAATTTCTTTTGCTGTTTCTTGATCTTCATTGATCAACGCCTCTAGCATGGCTTCAAATTGAATACGGTCAGTCATTGTTCATTCTCCTGTGATGGTTATACAAGGCTGTAATATATTTACACTTAATATTAAAAACAGTGTTATAATGGCCAAAAAAACACCTCGTTTGAGGTATTTCTTGTATTTTGTGTGATTAGACGCCAGGTTGTGGTGGCGTGTAGTACATTGCGTGTATAAACTCTAATTCACCCTCTTGTTCTAAAATGTGTGCTTCACTCGATTTTCTTAATTCGTTAATCTGTTTTAAAGTTAAGCGAGTCTTGCGAGTGTCATTAGATGACACCATAGATTTGTCACGTGCAGGGTCATATCGCATATCATTTGATATGCGGCGAGTTTCTGCATCGATGTAAAACAGTTCTCTTAAGATCATATTATATTTATGCAGCAGGCGGTGTTGCTGGTCCTGGAGGTGCAACCGCAGGAGTAGCAGCTTGAGAAGACATATCAGCGTCCGGAGGAGTCATATCATCTGGTGCTGATAAATCACCAGCCATTCCTAAATCACCCATAATTCCAGCAGCAGATATGCCTGCGCCACGTAATTCGCCAGCAGCGTCAGTGAATGTAGGTTGTCCTTTACCACTTTCTTCTGCCCATAGACGTTCGTTTTCTGCAATTTCTTCTTCAGTTAAACCTAAGTAACGTTTCATTGCAAAGCGTTTTGATATGTAAGGAACTGCTTGAATAGTGTTAAATGTACCAATTCGTTCAGTATCCATAGTTGCTTGGCGTGCGCTAGCAAAGTTTAGTGGAGGATTAAACTTTAATTCAAACAGATTAGAGTCAATGTTTACACCACGTGAGTGCATATACATCTTAAACTCTTCGTCAAATGCTGCGGTAACAAGAGATTGCAATCTTTCGCAGTATTTGTTAAATCTTAATTCTTGAATATAAGCTGTTCCAACACGGCCGTCATTATATTGTGCTTGACTATCGTCTGCACCTGTCGGCAAGTAGCTACTAGGGATACGTAAACCGCGGAATAACTTGTTAGTAAAGTACTTTAAATCGTCGATCTCACCAAGATTCGTTCCTCCTGGTAAAGTCTCAACCTTAGATCCTCTACCTTCTGCTGTTTGAGGGAAGAAGTAATCTTCGTTAATAGACAATGGATTATAAGCACTGTCAATAACATTTTGTCCGCCACCTGTTTGACTTGGTATTCTTCGTTGATGGATTTCATTTTTAACCCTTTCTACAAACGCCATAGCCATGTGTCCTGGCATATTACCAACGTCAATGTGGAATACACGACGCTCAGGCGCACGTTGTATACGATAAATCAAAATCGCATCTTCTAATAGTTCTTTTTGCTTGTATACTTTAAAGATGTTTTCAAGCAAACTATTACCAAAAGGATACATGTTGTCTAAGCCTTCGCTTAAACTTAAATGCACAATATGCTCTGCATCAATAGCATGTTCAGATTCTGTTACACCAAATCGTGTTCCAGTACTGCTTGAAGGATAAGAACTACCTAATCCAGATGATTTATTTTGTCCGTATGCTCCTGCGCCACTAGTTAAACCGCCGCCGGCATTACGAGGATTAATGTTAGGTGTAATCTGTGTTGCAACTAAATCCATAAAATTAGGTGCAAGGTCTTTGATTACATATTGTTCAGGCTTCTTGCCTTCGCTTTCGTTAACAATAACTTTTGTAATTTTACTAGGATCAACATAATTCCACTTTTGTGTTTCTGGATCACGAATAAAATATGCATCACCGTACTTAAAAACATTACGCATAATGCGGAAAATACGTGTATCAAACTTTTGAAGCTTGCACCATTGCTGTAGATATTCACTTAAAATACGGATTTCGCTATTTGTAGCTTTGTGTCTCCAATGAACTGTAAAAGGAGACTTTCCATCTTTTAATTTTTGAGTTGTAAATTCTGCTAAAATGTCTAATGCTGCATTTACTTCGGGATCACTGTCCATAATTTCGTATTGTTGATATCTCTCAATACGGTTTGGAGCACCTGCATAAACATCAGGAAGAAAACTAGAATAGTTCGAACGTGCAGGTCCAGGTCTACTAATAGATCCATTAACAGGGCCAAGTGTCCCGTCTGTAGTAGGTACTGGTGTGAAATATTTCTTCCAAGTCATTGTGTTTTATCCTTAGGCAATCAGATTGCCGCTAGTCTTAAGAGCTCTAACGCTCTTATCTCCGCTATCTTCGACTGCCTGAATTAGTCGTTCTATACGTTTATTTAATTCATCTATGCCTTTAGACATGTTAGTCATGACTTCACCTGAATTCATTTCAGGCATAGATCCTTTATTCCCAGTAAATGACGAGGCTGCTTCTTGCAATTTTGGCATAGAGCCTTGCATTTGAGTAACAATACTACGCATACTGTCTTGTGTCGGCATTGCTGATTTAACTTTTTCTAATTCAGACCTTAGAGAACTTTGTATTTCAGATATCATGCCCTTTGTTGGTGGCTCAATTGAAGGTGCATCTTTTGGCATCATGCCTTTTAATGCTCCAAACATGTTGCCAAAAGTAGATTCTATGTCAGGCATACCTTTTGATGCTGCACCTGATGCACTACTTACTAAATTTTTTAACTGTCCTTCATTAAGAACTGCTTCCTTACCATGCAGGTCGACAGTAGTTTCTTTGCCAAAATCGTGTAACAGTTCGTTAAACATACCCATTGTTCCGCCAAACATTTTAGGTTTGTTCTTTTCTTTGTCAGGAACTGTAACTTCTCTGTCAACACCTAACTTTTTTCCAATAGCATTTACTAACTGCTGTGGTACTTGGACCATTTCTTCAGAAGTCCACTTTCGTAAAACTTTATTAAGGTCAGTAAATCCGCCAATTGTAGAACCCAACTCTTTGTTAAGTTGGTTAACACCTACACCAATACCTGCAGAAACATCTTTAATTAATCGTTCAGATTGGTTAATGGTGGTCGACGGTAACGATGCTTCGCCTTCTGACCCAGGTTTGTTTTTAGCCGCCATCTCTCGATCATATTCGACTTTAGCCTGTTCAGTCTTTTGGTATTCAGCTAAACTAATTCCTTGGCGTTGTGCTTCTTCTTGTTGACGTTTTAAAATCTGTGCATATCTAATTTGCTCTAGTTGAGACTGAGCCATTGCTTTAGTTTGTGCATCTCCGGCTTTGTAAAGTCGCATCTGTTCTTCAGCAAACGCCTTATCACCTTGCTTTCTAAGAACAATAGCATCCATTTCTTGACGGATCGCTTCTCTTTTATCTTTGTCTTCTTTACCTGTGCCTTTAACTTCACTTAATCTACGAGCAGCATCTGCCATTTCTGGGCCAAGAGCGACAATCTTTTGTGTCTCATCGGCGTTCATTGGTCCGCCAGTTGAGTAAATCTTAATAGCATCTTGTACGCTGTCGCCGTACCGCTTAGTCATAGCTAGGTTATTTTGGTAAGCAGTACGTTCTTCATCCGACATAGCTAGCATCGCTAGTTCAGATTCTTTTGATTTTAATTGTCTTTCTAAACTTTCTTGTTGTTCTTGTCGACTAATACCAGTTATACGAGCAGTATTGTCCATTTCTCTAGCTAAATCAAGTGCAGACTGAATTAGTTTCTTACTGCTGTCAACTCGAGTCATATCAGACTGCTTAGAGTTGTGTGCAACTAACGTTAAAATTTTACCAAATTCTTCAGTATTAGTGCCTGTTGCTTGTAACTGATATACAAAATCTTGTTCTTGAAAACGCTTGCCTAATTTTAAGAATGCTAGAGAACTAACATCCATGTTAATACCAAGACCCGCTAGTGACCTACTATTCTGTTTAATAGTTTGTTCCCACTCAGGCATGCTCATACGAGCACCTAAAACAGCCTGGCTATATAAGCCTAAGTTGTTGCCAAAGTATGCACCCTGTTGACTAGAAGATTTTAATGACTCGTTTAATACAATAGCACCTGCGCCGACTTGTTCTGCTAGTGATCCTACGGTTTTGCCAACTGGCCCTAACAATCCGCTAACTTGGGAAAAGTTAGTAAGCGCATCAGCAGCTTTGTAAGTCCCAGTTGCAAGTTTTGTTGTTGCAGTTAGTGCATTACTAAATCCGCCTGCAAGAGAACTTAGTGTACTATTAAAATTTCCTGTACCGCCACCGCTGGAACTAGGCGCTGCGGCGGGCGCACTTTTACCAACTGCCGCAGATATTGAAGTAGCTTGCTCTCTAAGCAAGTCCCTCATTTGATCGTATGTAATAGATCCGTTCATTTAAAAATTCCAAGAAATATGCGTATATAAATACAGGATATATTATATTTATGCGGAGCTAAAAATGGCACAAAACCCACTTACCCAATACTTTAGACAACCTAAAGTGTTTATTGCATTACCTAGTCGAGGTGCTTACAATTCACCTACTGCATTCAGTGGAGATGTAAACCATTTGCCAGTGTTTGGCATGACAGGCATGGATGAAATCATTGCAAAAACCCCTGATGCGTTATTAACAGGAGAAAGCACAGTTAAGATTATCTCTAGTTGCTGCCCAGCAATAAACAATCCCTGGGAACTAACGACTATCGACCTTGATACTATCTTAACTGCTATCCGAATAGCAACATACGGCAACGAACTTGACGTTGATAACGTTTGCGAAAAATGCGGAACTCACGCAGAATATACATTTAATTTAAGCAATTTTATAGAATACTACGCTAATGTTAAGTACGACAACAAAATTGTCGTTGGAGACCTTACAATTAGCCTAAAACCGTTAAATTACAAGCAAAGCTCGGACTTTGCACAAAGCAATTTCCAACTGCAACAACGATTGCGCCAAATTAACGAATTAGATTCTGAAGAAGAACGCAGTAAGTTGTTAACAGCTATCTACGAAGATTTGGCTAAACTGCAAAACGAAATCTTTATTGCTGGAATTGAAAGCATTTCTACTAGAGAATCTACAGTTACTGAACACGGATTTATTAGAGAATGGGTAGAAAATGCTGATTCTAAATACATTGCTGACATTAGAACCAAAGTAAACACCAACCAAGAAACATGGCGTAGTCCAGATCAAACTGTTGAGTGTGAAACTTGTGGACATAAAACTTCACTAGTTATTAGTCTAGACCAAGCAGATTTTTTCGTAGGAGCCTAATTAAGCTCTCTGCCTCAGAGATTGAAGAACACTTAGTTAGGCTTGATCAAGAAGTAAAACAATTCAAAGAAGAACTTGCGAGAATTAGTTGGTACATGAGAGGCGGTGTATCACTACATGAACTACTACATGTGTACTCGTTTGACGATAGAGAAGGAATGTATACAGTAATTAAAGAAAATGTTGAGATGACAAAAGCATCTCAAATGCCATTCCTTTAAAATTTACCAGTCACCATCTGACCAAGTTTGTGTTACTGGATCATATTGTGCAATCTTTTTCGAGCTCTGAACAGGAAATGCTCCTTGACCATCTTTATCGTTTTTATCGCTAAATGGCATGTCAGGCACTTGCCCTGATTTAATCTGATCAATCGATCTAACAATATAATCATATGCTGCTTTTGACATTCCACCAATCCAAGTCCTTGCAATCATTGCAGAAAATGTATTACTAACATACCATTCTGCAAATTGTTTAGATCCTTCAGGTGACATTAGCCATAATCCAAATCCCGCAGCAGCAGTTCCGCTTAAACTAGATACTAAACTTCCAATAGTTCCAGCAAAAGGTAGTATAGGTATGCTCTTAATAACAGCTCCACCTAGTTTAAATGCTCCAGATGCAACGCCCATAGCAGCAATTTTTGTAACACATTGTCCAAGATAATAACGTACATCGTTGTCGTACTGATCAGGTGTTATTTGTTTTTTAGCTAGTTTATCGTTAAGTTCAGAAATTTCAGTGTATGCTTCGTAGATAGCATCACCCCATCCAATAGAAATACCTATTTTAACAGCAGCTGATCCTGCTTTGCCTAATGACTTTTCCATAGCCGCAACATTAGCAGTATATTTTGCTTTTTTAGCAATCTTTGCTGCTTCTTTTGCAGCGCCATTAATTAAACTTGCATCAGCGGCATACTTAGCACCAACTAATTTATCAGCACTTGTGATCATTTTGCCGTGGGTCTGTATTTCGTTAGCCCATGCATTCTTTAATAGATCATACGCATCAGATCTCGATGCAACACGTCCAGCAGTAGTCGGGAATAACTTTGATATTCCTTTTGCAGCCCATTTAGTTAAGGGATTTTCTTCATAAATCACATCACGTATTTTCATCTCTAATCCTTACGATATGATATTTATTACTTGTTTAAAGAAGAACTGACGTTCTTCTGTTCTTCGCTTTCGCTCGAACTTTTCTTATTTGAAGTAATTTAATATATTGAAGTTATACGCGAAGCGTTTAAGATTCATGCAGATTGTTTCAGTCAGACGGAACCTTTTTAACAGGTTCCACCTTTTTGTCTTTCATGCGAGTTGCACCAGCCAAGACTATTGGAAGTAGGTATTTTTACCGTAAGCTAATGGGCTCTGCACTTTCCCAACCTACTGCGACATCGCTTTTACAAGCGCCGTAGACCTCGTTCCTTGTTGTCTACGTTTTTATAGCACGGCTTTTCGTATGCTAACAATTCATACTATATTAATGCGTTGGGCATCGTGGTTTTCACCCTCAAACTCTCTTCCGTCTTTCAGGATAGTCAGATTTACTGACGGGAGTGCATCAATATGTTACGTGTCCGGTTTTCTCCCCGGTTTTTCCACAGCGGTATTACAAACTGGCCCGCTAACCTTAAGTGTTAGATTGTTTTGCCTGTTGTTCTAGGAGAGCCTGTCTCAATGATGGTGAACCGCCTACTCTTAAATTGATGATACCGTTGTAGTAGTCATCAGTTTCTAGTACTCTGCGGTCAAACTGTTCTCGTGCCTCGATGTACGACATTTCTGCTTTTGTTTTGCAGAAATAAAGTATTTCTCTTGTAAATTTGTCTGTGCCTAATGCCTGTATGTCTGCTGTTAGATTAGGGCTTGAGCCATAATAAGTTTGCCAATCACTGTCGACTAAACTTCTAATCTTCTTCTTTTTCTTATTGCCGTTTTTGAGTTTTACAGTTTTTTGAGAAGTTTTTGAGAATTTTGCTAGTTTTTTGCCTATGTACTTACGATTGTTAGTGGTATTAGTGATAAGATATACGAAGCCTAAACAATCTTCTGGTAAAGTTTCGATTAATTTCCCTTGGTAAGTCCATGACATGCTGTAGTTAGCATATCAGTCCTTGTCAGCCTCTCTCTTTTGAGCCTGTCTTAAATCTTCACGTTGCCTGAGTTCTATTTCTTTTTCCCTACACCAATCACGTACAACAACACGTCTGCGTGTACAGATTTTTCTTATTTCACTGAGCCTTTGTCTTAGCCTAATTGCGCTTGCTTTAGTTCCTTCCGCTAACCATTCTTGATTAGCTTCGAAGTATTCTCTAAATTTTGCTAACAACTCCGCATGGAGTTCTTCATCTTGTTCTGGTAACATTGGTAAATTTGTCTGCTTCTGCGTCAACAACACGTTGTCTTAGCTCTGTCGTACTAAAACTGTGATCGCGTTTGTTAAAATGAAACTTAATGCCTTTGCTAATGCATTCTGATCTGCCTGTAAAGTTTTTGTTTTCATACTCGTTGCCTAATATTCTAATGTTAATGGGGTAAGATAGTAAGATGTCGACAAGGTCTTTTTCTGTTGCATAAACAACAATCTCGTCGACATACTTACATGCTTGTAACTGCACAAATCTTTCAAATATACTTTGCACAGGTTTGTTTTTTGTATCTGGCCGATCAATAGTTGGATCAGTTTGTAATCCTACTATTAGATAATCGCACATATCTCTTGCTTCTTTAAGCATCATAATGTGTCCGGCGTGGAATAAGTCAAATGTTGAACAAGTAAAACCGATGTTCATTCTGTAACCTCTAAATCATTTGCGTAGCTAGTAAATCCATTTTCTTTAATAACTTTAAGAACATTGTTGACACGACCAATTAGTTCATCTTTGTGAGAAATTAAGTAAATGTTCTTCTGGCGTTCTCTAGCCATTTTCTTTAGTACAGCAAGTGCAGATTCCACACCGCTAGCATCTAATCCGTTATCGATTAACTCGTCAATAAACAGTAAGTTTACATTTTGATATAGACTTTCCCAAACATCTCTAAACGCCCAGCTTAGACCTAAAATTAGTCTGTTACGTTCGCCTCTCGACAAATTGTCAAAGTCTAGATCTTGCCCAAGTTGCGTAATTTCTACAGATAAGTCGTTTTGGAAAACAACAGTGTGAGGTAATCCCATCTTGTCAAGATAATGTGTAAGTCTATTATTCAAGTAGGCCAAGTTTTGATCAATGATCTTCTTGCGAATAAAGCTATCTTTAGAAGTTAGCAACTTGAGTAAGAACTCTTGATGCTCTTTAACACTTGTTAAAGCATTAACAGAATCCCATGAAATTTCTTGCATTGCAGTATTCAATAATTCATCAATTTGTTCCTGGTAAGGATCAGACTCACCTGCTTTAATTGTAAGATTTGTTTCAAGGGTTTTTAAATTATTTTGGTGTTTTAGCGCCTCTTCTACAGTGTCGTAGTAAGTGTTTGGCCTAGTACTAACTGTGCCAATTTCTTCAATTTCTTGCAAGATTTTTTCATAATCTTGAATAACTTTATCGAGGTATTTTCCAGCTTCTTCTGCGTTTGCGGTAGCTACAGCCGTCATTTCTTCGTGCTTGTGGTCGTGCAAATCTTGTTCACAAGCATGACATTTTTTATTTGCTAGTTGCTCTAACTCTTTTGCATACTTAGATTGCGTCTTTTCTGCTTGTGTAATTGCTGATTCGAATGTTGCTCTTTCTTTATTCAAGCTACGCAGCTTTGCAGATTTTTCGAGATATTCTTTAAGATTAGAATGTGCAACTAACTCAGCATCGATATCTACGCTTTCTAATTCAATAATAGCCCTGCCAATTTTTTCAAGATCATTATCACGCTGAGTCAGCCATGCTGCTTGTTTAGTCATTAAACTGTCGATACTTTTTTGTATACCCTCGTTTGACTTTTTTACAGCTTCAATGTTTGCACTTTCTTGAGTAATTGCGTCCTTAGTTTCCTTAATTAACTCTTTTAAAGCTTCTGCTTTTTCACTAAGGATAGTAATACCTAGTAACTGCTCAATAATTGCCCTTTGATCGTTTGCTTTCATGCTAAGGAACGGCTCAGTATAAGTGTTAAGGGCTAGAATATGTTTAAACATATCGTGACTCATGCCAAGGATATGATCGAGATCTTTTTGTGTTTCTCTCATATCACCTTGGCTGTCATCAGTTTCGTCTACTTGTTCTTCGTCGTTGACAAAGAATTTCATAACAGTCGGTTTTCGGCCTCTTTCAATGCGATATTGAATACCGTCCTTTTCAAAAGACAATGTAACTAACATGTTTTTATTGTTAATTTTGTTAATCAAATTGTCTTTCTTAATGTTAGTAAGGGCATTTCCATACAACGCAAAACTTAATGCGTTAACGATAGTTGTTTTTCCAGTACCGTTTCTTGAACCGCTATCATCTCCGCCCATGTCTAAGTTTTCTCCTAGCACTAGCGTAAGATGTTCTTTACCAAAATCTACTGCTTGAGTTTGGTTACCCACACTCATAAAATTTTTAACTGTAAGTTCTTTTATTTTTATCATAGGCTATTATAAATTGCTAAAAGTGTATTCTTGTCGTATGCTTCGCTTTCGATGCTTACTAGTTGATTGCTAACAATTTGATCAACTGATTCAAACGCTTGCACATCTACTTCTGTATTAATTTCGACTTGTTTCTTTTCAGCAATTAATGTCAATTCTCTAATATCATATTGTGACAAAAAGTTCTCTTTAATAAAACTTGCTTCTTCAAACGTGATATCAATATCTAGTGTAACACGCAGATGCTGCTTAGGCAAGATTAATGAGCTAGCTTCGTCAATCAATCGACTCAAAGTTACCGTTCTAAATGTAGGTTGTCCTGGCCAGGAAAAATATTCTGGTTGACCACCCCATTCTAAAATCATCATGCCACGCTCGTCATCCCATGCATCGGCATAGTTGTGAGGGAAAGCGTTACCAATGTAATGCATGTTTTTCTTACTTTGACGTTTGTGGAAGTGTCCACTAAACCCTAACTCGTATCCGTTAAATGCATCGAGCTGAATTTCGCCGTGGTCCGGCATTTGAACCATAGCATTCATATAAAAGTGCGGCAGTTCAAAGTGTCCAAAGATATATTTGGCTTTTTTCTTACCTATTGCTTTCCACTCTTCGCCTACTAGCCATGGGCATAGCGTTACGTCACCATCAGTAATTGGTTGGTGAACTACAGTAATACCTGGAATATACTTTCCGAATTCTACAGAGTGGATATCACGTTTGTCTTTGTAATATAAATCGTGGTTACCTGGAAAGAAATAAAAGTTATCAAACGCTGCGCCTAACTTTTCAAGAGCCCTAAGGCTATAGTCCATAGTAGTAATGTTAAGACTATTACGGTTGTGGTGCCAATCGCCGAGAAAGATACCGGTATCACATCCTTCTTCTTTTGCTTTTGCAATGTACCAATCTACAAAGTCTTCGCAGTCTTGATTATGTACTTGGCTATTAGACTTCAATCCAAAATGGATATCTGTAAAACAGGCTACTTTTTTAAATAAATTACTCACTAGTGTCTCCAAATTGTATCAAGAACCAAGTTTGATACTTTGCTTCTGATATTTCTAAATGCCCCTTGTTGTACAAAGGAGCATCGTCATACACAATCTTGCAATGATATACTTCCTCTAAAACTTTTTCAAGCTCTTTGAAGTTGTTTGGCGAATGCGTTTCTTTTACTAACGCAATTGCGTTATGTACCCTTGGGTCAAGTAAGTCTATGTTCATTCGCTCGATGTATCTTCGTTATATCGTTTTACTGCGGCTGCATGTTCGCCGTCACCAATACGAGTGTAGCTAGGATTCATTCCGTTCATTTCTAAAATATCATCACGGATATTCTGATTTCTTTTCTCGATATTAATAACACGGACAAAGCTGTTAGTAACTGCGGCTGTAAAATACGCAAAAGGATTGTCAGATTTGCTTTCGTCAAATTGCAAACCTATTTGTGTTAATTGCAAAATAGCCTGCCCCTTCATTTCGTCGTTGTAAGTGTATCCTCTAACGTTTCCTCGGGTAGCATATCTTTCGCACAGTTTTAGCATCATGCGTGCTAGATTATTTGTGATAGTGCCGTGATCTTTATCAAAGTGGCCTGTTTTCATACCGCCTTTCCAGTGACTTTTGCCAACGCACACTAGTTCGTCGTTGTCGTCAAATTTAAAATGCTGGAATGGGGGAAAGTTTACTTTATCGTGCTTGTCAGCAGTGCTTTTAGGATTCTTTTTTCTAGTGCTATTTGACGGAATATGCTCAAACGTCATGACCCTAAAAATAAGTTCCGTTTTTGATATCTTTTTGTAGTCTACTTCACAGTCTGCTTGTTTGACTTTTTCACCAGCGGCTTTGCGTCGTTGGTACTCTTCGTCACCTAGTCTTTTTGCTTTATTTCGCTTTGCTTCTGCGATTGTTCTAATATTAATTTTATCTACACTAGGTAAGATGATATCGTATTGATGATATTCTGGTTTTACATAGCTACAGTAAGTATTCTTACTCCTATGAATCTCTGCTAGCATGTCTTTGTTGTTAAGATAATTTACTTTTGTTTGTGGTATTGTTGTTGTCAAAATAGAGTCTCCGGAACTGTAATAATAAACTACGCAGTTAATAAAGTCAAATAAATACTTTACCAAACGGGAAATTAAATTATGACTAGAGCTAGAACATCCTCGGCACCAATGGGACAAGGTGTAACACGAACACTAGGCGCAGCGTCTGCGGCCTTTGGAGCAGTTTCTGGAGCAGTTAATACCGCCCAGTCTCTTAGCTCTGCTATATCGTCAGGGTTTGCTAACGGCGGCGGCGTAGCTGGCGCAATTCGTTCAGTAAATTTACCAGCAGCTGGAGAAGCAGTTGGCGATTTAGTTGATGCGTTTTCAGCGTTTGGCGGAAGCGAAGCAAACGAAAACGATTGGCGTGTCAGGTTAAGTCTCCCAAGGTGGGTATCGTTTAAAAATAGCCCAGTATTAAAGCCACTTAAAGATGCAGGCGGCTTAATTTTCCCTTATACACCGCAGATTACAATTAAGTCTTCGGCAAGATATACAGCAGAATCAGTCATTCATTCTAACTATACGTTTAATGCATTTAAATCAAGTGACCCTGGCACTATCGATATTACGGCACCTATGAACGTTGAAGATTCTGAGCAAGCTCTTTACTGGATTGCTGCGGTTCATTATTTACGTAGCATAGCCAAAATGTTCAGCGGAAATGATCCAAAGGCTGGAAACCCTCCGCCTATTGTATTTTTAAACGGCTATGGCAACTATGTGTTTAAAAACGTACCAGTAGCAATTCAAAGTTTTAACTGCACACTTCCTATGGATGCAGACTATATTGCTACAGATGTTGTAGGATCAGCAGCAGGAGCAATTGCAGGAATTGCCGACAGTGTTGGTAATTTTTCAGATACATTAAGCGGAACATTTGGCGGCGCCTTTGGCGGAGCAGTTGGTAGTATTGCAGGCACAGTAAGCGAAGCTGCTGGTGTGATTGGACAAGTATCTAGTTTAGCTGGGTCATTTGGCATTGGCGGAACAACTAGCGGCGGCCAAGCATATGTTCCTACAAAGAGCCAATTTAGTATTACATTAGTACCGATGTACAGCAGAGCAAGTGCTAGAAACTTTAGTCTTGATAGATTCGTTCAAGGCGGGTACTTAAACGGAAACTTTGGATACATTTAATATGGCAACTTACTCAAATACAAGCCCTTGGTATAATACACAAACTGTAGAAAATTACCTCGATGTTTTAACAATACGTCCGGTTAGCGCCGAGCCTGACGATTTTCTTTATACATTAGAAGCACAGTATGCACATCGTCCAGACTTATTAGCATATGACTTATACGGTGATGCAAATCTTTGGTGGGTGTTTATACAGCGAAACTTAGATGTATTAGAAGATCCAATTTTTGATTTTGTTCCAGGCAAAAAAATCTACATTCCGAAGAATAGTAGCTTACGTCAAGTGTTAGGACTCTAATATGGATATTTTAGGCGCAACAAGTAATTTAATAGGAAGCGCCGGTTCGGCAGCTTCAAAAATAGTTGATAGCGGCCCTGCTAGTGGGTTGTCTGGTATTACTGGTGCTGTTGGTAATTTCTTTAGCTCATTAGGCGGTGGCGGAAAAGTTAAATTACCTATAGCAAACACACTATCATCATATGCAAGCTACGACTATGTCCTTAGTATTAGTCCAATGACTTTTAAGGATGTAAATTTTCCAGATTCTACTTACAAAGCAGGCAAGAAAATGCCACTTATTTGTAAATCTGCAAATGCTGATCCGAGTAATAGAATACAAACAGCTTACGGCAAGTATGACTTTTTTATTGACAATTTAAAGTTTGATACAATTATTGGACCTCATAATCCTAAATCGACCAACGTTACGACAATCCAGTTTGATGTTGTTGAACCATATAGTTTGGGTGTATTTTTGTTGGCAATTCAGACAGCAGCATATAAGGCTGGATTTAAGAACTGGAGAGATGCTCCGTTTTTATTAACTATTGAATTTAGGGGAATGAAAGAAGATGGCAAGCCTGTCCTAATTCCTGGATGCACAAGACATATTCCTTTTAAATTTACTACTGTTTTGTTTAAAGCAAACGAGCAAGGTTCGCAGTACAGTATTAATGCTTATGCCACACAAAACATGGCGTTAACTGTAGAACACGCTAACCTCAAAAGTGATACTACTATTAAGGGAAAAACAGTTCAGGAAGTATTACAAACTGGCCCGCAAAGTTTGCAAGCAGTTGTTAACAAAAAACTTCAAGAATTAGTTAAAGATAAGTCAAAAGCAGTTGCTGATCAAGTACTGATTATGTTCCCGCAAGATGCATCGAGTGCAAATTCACCTAATGCACAAAATGCACCTCAGACTTCTACAGCAACAGTTAATCCAAAAGCAGAATCTGATGCTAGTTCTATTTTTACTAAACTAGGTGTAGTCCAGAGTTCAGTTAATCAAACGTATATTCAACCAGACGGGCAAGTTAACTTGCTTGGTGCAGCTAGCATGGGATACAGCTTAGATAAAAAAGGTGATTCTACTACTGCTGAAGAAACTGCAACATATGATGACAAAACTGGCATATGGACACGCGGTAAGATTACAACAAATATTAATGAAGGTAGTTTAAGATTTGCACAAGATTGTGATATTCCTACAGTAATCAACCAAGTGTTGTTAATGAGTGATTATCCAACAACTGGGTTAGATTCTAACAATACCGACTCTGACGGAATGAAAACTTGGTGGAGAATTGATACACAAGTTTACTATATCGAGTCGGAAGAAAACTTAGATAAAACAGGAACTTACCCTAAAATTATTGTCTACAGAATTTTACCATATAAAGCACATGCTAGTAAATTAACATCTCCAAACCAACCGGCTGAAGGTTTTAAAGCTATTGAAAAGAAAGTTGTTAAAATGTACGAGTACATTTACACAGGCAAAAACACTGAAGTGTTAAAGTTTGATATTGACTTTAGTATCAACTTTTCTAACGTCCTTGCTGCTGATAGTTTTAAGAAAAACAACGACATAGTGAGTGCAAAAAGCCAAGCAGGTGTTGTTGATAAACCTTCAGAAGTTGATCAATTACCGGTCGGAAACAAACCTGATAACAAAGCAGGCGCTACTACGTCACAAGTAAAATACACTGGCACTTCTACATCTTTTGATAGAAAAGGTGGCGGTGGATCAGACGATGCAATTAATCGTGCAGCGAGAGTTTGGCACGATGCTATTACAAATCCTAACGATATGATTAATATTAATCTTGATATCTATGGAGATCCTTTCTGGATTGCAAATAGCGGTCAAGGAAATTATACATCAAAGCCGTCGGGTGTTTCGAAGGATTTAAATGTTGACGGCACAGTAAATTGGCAAACTAGTGAAGTTGATATCATGATTAAATTTAGAAGCCCGTTTGATATTAAACAAGACACTGGCCTTTATAACTTTGGATCAAATAGCCAAGTAGCACCAACAATGGGATTTACTGGACTATATTGTATTAATAGGGTAACTAACCAGTTCAGAGGTGGTCAGTTTAGACAAACCTTAAAAGGATTCCGTAGACCACTACAGGAATCTAAAGCAACTCCTAAGAAAGACACAGGAGTTACATCAAACATTCCGCCGAGTAATTAAGTATGTCAGATAAAACCGTTGATTACGTATCATCAGAACTACCAGAGTTTAGACCAGGACCGTATCTTGCTAAAGTTGTTAGTATAATTGAAGCTTCCTATATGGGTATCTTAGAAGTTAAACTTCAAAGACCAGTGGGTAATAATGACGCTCCAGATCAGCTCTTTACTGTTAGGTACATGTCTCCGTTCTGGGGGCAGACTAGTGTTGACTATATTGCAGAAGATCCTAACGATTACAATAACACACAAAAGTCTTACGGAATGTGGTTTGTACCGCCCGACGTAGGCACTACTGTTATGGTAATCTTTATTGACGGAAATACTAAAGCTGGCTACTGGATCGGTTGTGTACCTGACGAAAGTATGAATTTCATGGTGCCAGGTATGGCCGCGACAAAGTTTGCAATAGATGCTAACGGAAAAAGATTGCCAGTAGCGGAATACAATAAATCTGCAAATAAGCAAGTTCAAGAAGCTACAAAAGTTCAAAAGCCTCAACATAATGATCAAATAAAATTCTTAGAAGAACAGGGATTATTATTAGATGATATTCGTGGTATTACAACAAGTAGTGCTCGAAGAGAATTACCAAGTTCTGTATTTGGAATCAGTACACCAGGGCCTGTAGACAAACGATCTGGTGCAAAAAAAGGCAAAGTTGGTAAAGAAGGATTTAAAGTTGACGCATATGTAAGTCGTTTAGGCGGAACAACATTTGTTATGGACGACGGAGACGATAAGTTTCTACGTAAAACTCACGCCAAGGATGGACCTCCAGAATACGCAGCAATGGAGCAAGGCGAGACTGGAGGAAAACCAGATATTCCTCACAACGAATTAGTCCGCATCAGGACACGCACCGGCCATCAAATTTTGCTACACAATAGTGAAGATTTGATTTACATTACAAACTCTAGGGGCACTGCTTGGATAGAGTTAACTAGTAATGGAAAAATTGATATCTATGCTGCTGACAGTATCAGTATGCATACTGAAAAAGATTTTAATGTAACTGCAAAAAATAATATAAATCTAACTTCTCTCGAAGGTAGTATTAATTTAAATGCAAAACTTAATTTCAATGCAACGGCAGCAGGTAGCTGGAATATTAAAGCTACTTCTAATGGAAATTTAACAGCTTCTGGCACTACATCTATTACTGGTTCTAGTTCAGTTTTAGTTACAGGCGGAACTATTGATTTGAATGGACCTACAGCTACCCAAGCAAGCGAGGCAATAGTTGCGCCTAGAGTACCACAGCATGAGCCGTGGGCAGGACACGAAAATTTACATAACACTACTCTAAAGTATACAACATCTACTGATACTTTTGAGCAAGTTAAACCAGCGGAGAACCCATAATGTCTTCTAATTTATACGACAAAATTGTACTAAAATCTTCTAACAAGTTCGAAGCTCCTAGACAGAAAATGTACAGAGGTTTTAGTACAATCAACGGAAATTCTGAAAATTTTAGCTTATTTGATTTCCAACTAATACAGCAAGATTTGTTAAACCACTTTAACACTAGACAAGGCGAACGTTTAATGAATCCGTCGTTTGGATGTGTTATTTGGGATTTATTGTATGAACCATTAACACCTGAAGTTCAGAATCTTATTACTGAAAACGTTAATGCAATTATTAACTATGATCCAAGGATTAGCGCAAGTGAAGTACTTGTAACAAGCTATGAATCTGGTATACAAATAGAATGTATTCTACGTTATTTGCCTTACAACGTAAGCCAAGTAATGCAATTAAGATTTGATCAGTCAAACGGATTATTAACAGCTTAATATACGCACATAATTTTATCAGCTAAATACTGATATTAGGACATATTATGAGCGTAACAACTAGACAAAATAAGCTGTTAGCAGCGGAAGATTGGAAAAGAATCTACCAAAGTTTTCGTAACGCAGACTTTCAAAGCTATGACTTTGAAAACTTGCGTCGTACGATGATTGACTATATCCGCATAAATTATCCAGAAGACTACAACGACTACATCGAGTCCAGCGAATACCTTGCCCTTATTGACCTCATTGCGTTCTTGGGCCAAAGCATAGCTTTCCGTGTTGACTTAAATGCTCGCGAGAACTTTTTGGAATTAGCAGAGCGTCGTGATAGCGTACTCCGTCTAGCAAGGTTAATTAGTTACAACGCCAAGCGTAATATTGCAGGAAGCGGCCTATTAAAGTTTAACAGCATTTCGACTACTGAAGCAGTAATTGATAGCAACGGACGAAATATGTCTGGCCAAATTATTGTGTGGAATGATCCTAGTAATAGTAACTGGTACGACCAATTCATTAAAGTTATTAATGCATCGTTCCCTCAAATTCAACAATTTGGCAAGCCTGCAGATAGCGGAACAATTTATGGTATTCCTACCGAGCAGTACCAGTTTAACAACGTTTCTACTAATGTTCCTGTGTTTGCATTTACAAAAACAGTTGCTGGCCGTCCGATGAATTTTGAAATCACTAGCACTACATTCAAGGGACAAAATTACATCTACGAAGATCCTCCTAAGATTGGAAATCAAATTAGCTGTATCTATAGAGATGACGGCCACGGTGCTGGAAGCCCAAGCACTGGGTTCTTTTTAAGGTTTGTACAAGGTACACTTAATACTGGTACATTTACAGTAAATCAACCAAGTAGCAATCAGTCAATTGATATTGATGCACAAAATATTAACAACTCCGACGTTTGGTTATACAAAATTGATCAGAACGGTTTAGAATACGAAGATTGGACACCTGTGTCTAATTTTGAAGCAAATAACATTATCTATAACAGTTTAAGCAAAAACATTCGAAACATTTACGCAGTCCTAACTAGAGTAAATGATTCTGTTAGCCTACAGTTTAGTGATGGCACATTTGGTAATCTACCAATTGGAACATTTAGAACTTACTATAGAGTAAGCAACGGATTGTCGTACACAATTAATACTAGTGATATTAGAAACGTATCAATTAGTTTTCCATATATTTCTGCAACTGGTCAAACTGAAACATTAACGCTGTCTTTAAACTTAGCAACTAGTGTTTCAAATGCAGCGATTGCAGAAACAAATGCAGAAATTAAAGCAAATGCACCAGCAACTTTCTATACTCAAAATAGAATGATTACTGGCGAGGACTACAACATTAGCCCACTTTCTGTTACTACAGCAGTTGCAAAAATTAAAGCAATTAACAGAACAAGTAGCGGTATTAGCAGATACTTTGATATTATTGACCCAACAGGAAAATATAGTTCCACTACTTTATTTGCAGACGATGGTGTTATCTATAAAGAAAAGTTTATTAATCAAACTACGTTTACATATCAAACAAGAACAGATATTAATGCAATAATTTATAACACTGTGTTTGATATTTTAGAAAAGAAAAACTTAAGAAACTTTTATTATTCAGAGTTTATTAAAGAAATTAATAACTTAAACATCACATGGTATAATATTACATCTGATTCTAATTCATGTACTGGTTATGTAGGCGATGATACTGGAACCATTTATAAAGTTGGATCATTCACTCAAACAGATTTAAAATACATGTCTGTTGGATCGTTGATTAATTTTACAGCACCCGATGGTTGGTATTTTGATACAAAGAATTCTAATAACCTTGTTTACAATCCAACAACTAAAGTTGGCATGGTTACTAACTTGTGGTCAGAAGTTGTAAATGTTGTTGATGACGGAACAGCATCAAATACTGGAACACTAAGCACAGGATTTGGACCAATTACATTAAATCAAATAGTTCCATCAGCAGCAGGTCGTCGTCCTATTATTACTAGAGTTATTCCTAAGTGGAAAACAGTAATTGATAGTTCTACCATCGCGACAATGATTGATTTAATTTTTGCTAACAAGCCATTTGGTTTAAGATATGACAGAGAAAATCAAAAGTGGCAAATTGTTTTTGAAGCAAACTTAGATACAGTTAGCTTGTTTAGTCTAGCAAAGACCGGTGACACTAGCCGTCAGCAACAAGATGCTAGTTGGTTAATTTTATTCACAACTGACAACGTAACTTATACTATTACAAGTAGAGAACAGCGATACATCTTTGAAAGCGATAAGCAAATTCGATTCTATTTTGATAAGAGTAAAAAAGTTTTTGATAGCAGAACTGATTCAATTGTTAAGGATCAGATTAGCGTACTAAGCATTAACTTGCTGCCAGATAATAGCGGCTCTTCTTTTACAGTAGATCACTTATGGGATGTTGACAGCGAATTTATTGGCCTTGATGGGTATGTAGACACTAAGAAATTAGTTATTACATTTGCCGATAGTGATGACGACGGTGTAGTAGACGATCCTGAAATTTTTACAAATATTGTTATTAACCCAAATACACTGTCTTATACTTACGTGGTGTTAGAAAAGTATCAAATAACAACTGGTCAAGATGATTACAGATACTTTGATAATTCAAATAATACTGTTCTTATTAGGTCATCGCAGAATGCAGTTTCCTTAAACGATAAAGTTAACGGCCAATATTTTTATTTTGAAGATACTAACGTTGTAAAGAAATATGATAATACAACTGGTAGTTTTGTTGTTACGTTAGACTACAAAGTATTTGTAGGCAGAGATAACCTAAAATTCCAGTATTCTCATAGTGCTGATTATGACAGCAGAATCGATGCTGGCGCAAGTAACATTATTGACGTATATGTTTTAACAAAAACATATGATACAAATTATAGACAATGGGTGTCCGGAGCAATATCCGCAGAGCCGCTACCACCAGGTAGCGATGAATTGTACGATACATTGTCTCCTAACTTGAACCTAATCAAGTCAATTAGCGATGAAATAATTTATCATCCAGTTCGATATAAAGTGTTGTTTGGTAGTTCGGCAAAGCCTGAGTTACAAGCAACATTTAAAGTAGTTAAGAACCCAACTAGGGTAGTTTCTGATAATGACGTCAAGTCAAGAATAGTTGCTGCAATGAACCAATTCTTTAGTTTAGATAGTTGGGATTTCGGTGACACATTCTACTTTACAGAATTGTCAGCATATGTTGTAAATCAATTATCGCCAGATATTACTAGCTTTGTTATTGTTCCAAAGCAAAGTGGATTAGGCTTTGGCGGTTTATTTGAAATCCAATCTAACAGCGATGAGTTATTCATCAGCAGTGCAACAGTGTCAGATATTGAAATTATCTCTAGCATTACTGCAAGCAATATTAAAGCAGTGGCTGGTACTACAACAGTATCTAATGTAACATCACAACAATCAATCACAAGTTCGACATACGGGAGTAATTAATGGCCGACCAAACAAGTCCAAACGCAAATAGCGGACGAAGCTACAATTTCCTACCAAGGTTTTATCAATCTGATGCTAACAAGAAATTCTTGCAAGCAACAGTTGATCAACTAACTCAATCAGGAGCCGTTAAAAAAGTTAACGGTTATATTGGTCGTGAAAATGCTAGAGCAACAACTGGTAATGATATCTTTTTATCAGCATCTGACACATCGAGAAAAAATTATCAATTAGAGCCTGGTCTAGTAGTAAATGACCAAATCGGAAATACTACATTTTTTAAAGATTACATTGATTATATTAATCAATTAAACGTATTCGGTGGTAACACTGCAAATCATGCTCGTGTTAACAAGCAAGAATTTTATTCTTGGGATCCACACATCGATTGGGATAAGTTTGTAAACTTCCAGCAATACTACTGGTTGCCGTACGGCCCAGACGTCATTACAATTTCTGGCCAAAGTGATCAAATTTCTAGCGAATATGCAATTGAAATCGAAGCCGAGGGCGACAGTTATCAATATGTATTTTATCCTAATGGGTTGACTAGAAATCCAACAATTAAGTTATACAGAGGCCAAACTTACAAGTTTAGAATTTCTAGCGACGGCAATCCATTTGCAATTAAAACAGCAAGGACCGCAGGCAAAGCAGATGTTTACGAAACTAGTACATTAGAAAATAATGAAATTGAATCTGGTATCTTAACATTTACTGTACCTTATGATTCACCTGATGTGTTATATTATGTTAGCGAGACTGATGTAGATTTAGGCGGCACATTCCAGATCGAATCAATCGACGAAAATACTTCTATCGATGTTGACGCAGAAATTATTGGCAAAATTAATTACACATTACCTAATGGAACTCCATTAAGCAATGGTATGAAAGTTCGATTTATCGGAAAGGTAACTCCTGAATCTTATGCAACTGGTTTCTACTATGTAGAAGGTGTTGGCAAGTCTATCAAATTAATTAACGAATCAATTTTAGAAATTGTATCATCATACTCAGATTCCGAGTCTGTATTATTTGATACAATTCCATTTGATAGCATGCCATTTGGTGATGCAACTAGCTTTGCTGGTACTAGAGATTATATTGTAATCAACAGAAGCAGTATTGATAGAAATCCATGGAGTAGAAATAACCGTTGGTTCCATAAAGATGTTATTGAACTCAGCGCAGCTTACAACGGTAAGATTCCTAGCATTAATCAAAATTCAAGAGCAATTCGACCAATTATTGAGTTTGAAGGCAATTTAAAATTATTTAATTTTGGTGTTAGTGCTATTGCTGATGTTAATTTAATTGACAACTTTACTACTGATGTATTTTCGATTATTGAAGGCAGTTTAGGTTACAATGTTGACGGCATCCAATTGAGTGATGGTCACCGTGTATTGTTTACTAAAGATAATGATCGTTTAGTAAAAAACAAAATTTACAAAGTTAAATTTATTAATATACAAGGCATTAGACAAATCCATCTTGAATTAGAAACAGAGCCAACAGAAGGCGATGTTGTGCTAGTTAAACAAGGTAAAAACAATCAAGGAAAGATGTACTGGTTCGATGGTACATCTTGGAATTTAGGTCAACAAAAGACTAGCTTAAACCAATCGCCATATTTTGATTTGTTTGATGCTGACGGAAACAGTTATAGCAATACTGATGTATATAACGGTTCTACATTTGTTGGTACAAAGATATTTTCATATAAACAAGGCACCGGTACAGTTGACCCTAACTTAGGGTTTGCCTTGTCCTACAAGAATATTAACAACATTGGAGATATTGTTTTTAACTTTGACATGTTAAAGGACAACTTCCAATACAAAACCCTATCAGATGTTTTAACTAAACAAGTTGACACTGGATTTTTGAAAAAGACAGAAGTTAACGGAACAACATCGTATGTTAACGGTTGGCAAACTTGTAATTCAACAACTACTCAAGCAGCAGTAAGAATTTACAAAAATACCGGAAAAGTTAATAATTTTGATTTAGATATATTCAACAATATCAACGACCTAGACGATCTAGTTGTTAAGGTCTACATTAACGGCTTGAGATTAGGTACCGACAAATGGACTTTAGCTAACGGAGTTGTGTACAAGTACGTTTCGTTATCTAGTGACATTTCTACATCAGATGTTTTAACAATTAAAGCATATGCAAAACAGCCAATTAACACTAAAGGGTATTATGAAATCCCAGTTAATTTACAAAATAATCCTTTAAACGAGTCTATTACAACATTTACCTTAGGCGAAGTAAGCGACCATGTTGGGTCGATTGTTGACAATGTGTCTGAGTTTGTTGGTGAATTCCCAGGCAAAACTAACTTAAGAGATTTAGGAAACGTAACACAATACGGTACAAAATTTGTTCAGCATAGTGGTCCAATGAGCTTATCATTGTACCATATTACCTCTGAAACTAATAACATAATTAGAGCAATCGAAAAAGCTCGCGACGAATATAACAAGTTTAAAAGGAACTTTTTAATTGTTGCAGAAACACTAGGTATTGATTCTAATGTTATTCATCAAGTTGATTTAATTTTAGAAAAAATTAATAAAGATAAACCAAAAACATCTCCTTACTATTTTAGTGATTTAGTTCCTTACGGTGCTAACATTAAAGCAGACTTAGAAGTAGTTGATGGTAGAATTAAAACGTATCCATTGACTAGAGTTTTTAGTCTTGACGTGCTTTCTCAGAAATCTGTAATTGTGTACTTGAATGGCGACCAATTGCTGCATGGAAGAGATTACAGTTTTAGCAATCAGGGATTTATTTTAATTACTGATCAAGTTACACTAACTGCTGGCGATGTTATTTCAATATACGAATACGAAAGCACAACCGGTTGTTGTGTTCCCCCAACACCTACTAAGCTAGGTATCTGGCCTAAGTATGAACCTAAAAAATATCTCGACACTACTTTAATTACACCTCGTGAAATGATTCAAGGTCACGACGGTAGTTTAATTTTAGCATACGGTGACTACCGAGACGATTTAATTTTAGAATTAGAAAAGAGAATCTATAATAACATTAAGGTAAAATACGATACTAACATCTTTGACATTAACGATGTTATCCCTTCATATTCGAGAACAACTGATTATTCTATTGAAGAATTTAATAGAATTCTAGCTCCAAACTTTTACAAGTGGTTACCTTTAGTTGACAGAGATTTTACTAAACCGTTAAGCTACGATCGTACAAATCCGTTTACATTTAATTATAGAGGCCAATCTGCTCCTGATGGTAGGGAAACACCGGGATATTGGAGAGGTGTGTACCAGTGGTTACTAGGAACAGATAGACCTAACCTATGCCCGTGGGAGATGCTAGGATTCAGCGAAGAACCAGCTTGGTGGAAAGATCAATATGGCCCAGCACCTTATACTAGCGACAACATTCCGATGTGGACAGACATATCGGAAGGTAAAATTAAAGAACCTGGCAAGCCGTTTGTTATTAACAAAAAATTTGTAAGACCTTTCTTGTTAGATCGTTTGCCAGTGACTGAATCTGGTGAAGTGGCAAGCCCGCTTGTTTCTGGACTTGCAGAAGGTATTATTACAACTACTACCGCTGGCGATTTTACATTCGGTGATGTTAGCCCAATTGAAAGCGCATGGCGTAGAAGTAGTTTCTACCCATTTAGTGTTTTAATTACTGCACTTATTTTGCAGCCTGCAAAAACATTTGGCCTATTGCTTGACAGATCGAGAATTGTAAGAAACGTAGCAGGTCAAATTGTTTACAAAGAAACCGGACTTCGTGTAAAACCAGCTGATGTAGTTTTACCTAGCATTTATTCTAGTTCTACTAATGTAGAAACTGCTGGTATTATTAACTATGTAGTAGATTACATTTTAAGCGATAACTTAAAATCATACGAAGCATACAAGTACGACTTGTTAAATATTTCTACAAAGTTAAGCTATCGCATTGGTGCATTTACAAGTAAAGAAAAATTTAATTTAATTCTCGACAGTAAAACACCGTTAAGTCAAAGCAGTGTATTTGTACCTCAAGAAGATTATTCAATTGTATTAAACAGCTCAAGCCCAGTTAAGAAAATTTCTTATAGTGCTGTCATTATAACAAAATTGTCAGACGGATACGAAGTTAAGGGATACAGTTTTACAGAGCCGTACTTTAAATACTATCCTTGGACACAATCGGGCATTACTGTCAATATTGGTGGTATCTCAGAGTCTTACACATTGTGGTCGGTTGGTTCTCAGTATGCTGCTGGAAAAATTGTTGAATACAATAGCAGATTTTATAGAGTAACATCGTTACATACAACATCGTCAACTTTTGATCCTAAGTTCTACCAAGCATTGCCTTCACTGCCAGTTATCGGTGGTAAGAACGCTATCTTTAGAAAAGCATGGGATAGGGCAGAACCAATCACAGTATCGTATGGCACTAAATTTACTACAGTACAAGAGGTAGTTGACTTCTTACTAGGGTACGGTGAGTACTTAAAGGATCAGGGATTTATTTTCGACGAATTTAATCCAAATCTAGGTGCAGTTACTAACTGGGAAACTAGTGCAAAAGAGTTCTTATTCTGGACAACACAAAACTGGAGTACTGGTGAAGACAAGTGGAAAGATTGGGTTCCCGAAACTCATATATCAACAGGCGAAATTGTAAGATATAACGGTGATTATTACAGAGCAGTAAGAAATATTGACCCAACATCAATATTTGACGAGGAAGACTTTGCTAAACTTGACGGGTTAAGTACCGTAGGAAGCTCTGTAATTTCTTTAAGCCCAAGCGCATCAAAGATAACATTTGCATCCCCATTAGCAGTTGTTGACGACATTGCTAATCCATTTAACTTATATGAAATTTTTAAAGTAGATGGTACTCCTTTAGAGCCTTTATTCTTAAATTCATACAGAGAAGACAATGCAGTTAGTTATACTCCAAGAGACGAGAACGGAATCTTTGGAGCAGCATTCTATTTAATACAACAAGAGCAAGTTGTTATCATTAACAACACTACTATGTTTAACGACACTATCTATAATCCAGTTAGCGGTTATAGACAAGAGCGTATTAAAGTTTCTGGATATACTAGTGTTAACTGGTATGGAGGATTTGATATCCCTGGCTTTATTTTTGATAGAGCTAAGATACAAAGTTGGGAGCCATGGCAAGATTATGCACTTGGTGACATTGTCAAATACAAAGAATTTTATTATGTTGCACAAAAATTTATTCCAGGATCAGAAACATTTGTTCAGTCTGAATGGATTAAAGACACTGGTACACCTACACCTAGACTAATTCCAAACTGGAGTTATAAAGCTGGCCAGTTTGCAGACTTTTATAGTTTAGATAGTGACAACTTTGATTCGTCGCAGCAGCAACTAGCACAACACTTAGTTGGATATCAAAAGCGCCAATACCTCGATAACATCATTAAAGACGATGTTAGTGAATTTAAGTTCTATCAAGGTATGATCCAAGAGAAAGGCACACAAAACGTTCTTAACAAATTATTTGATGTCCTAAGTGCAGATAATCAAGAAAGTTTAAAATTCTATGAAGAGTGGGCATTGCGTGTCGGACAATACGGTGCAAATGCTGCATTTGAAAATATTGAATTTAGATTAGACGAAGCTCAGTTTAAGACCAACCCACAAGGAGTTGAATTAGTTCAAACCCCTTCAACTGAAATAACCGATTTTGTTATAAGGTATACACCTAACGATGTGTATTTAAAACCATTAGGTTACAATAATGCACCGTGGCCTACCATTAGTAACTTTAAACCTTTCTTAAGAACTCCGGGTTATGTAAGATCTGATGAGGTAAAAACAACACTAACAACTGTTGATCTTTTATTACAAGAAGTTGTCACTGATTATGCCGACGGTGATTATATTTGGTGCGGCTTTGAAAAACAAGAGTGGAATGTTTATAGATATACTGATACTGCATACACTTTTGTTTCAGTAGCATACAACCCTTCTAGCAAAATAATAACAATCGATCTTAACAGTGCAGTTAGCTTTGAGGTAGATTCCTATATTGGTATTACTAATACCGAATTGTTTGACGGCTTTTATAAAGTATTAACAGTTAACAATAGTGAGTTTACAATTAGTAAAGAAATTGGTAACTGGCCTGATCCTTATGTAATTCCTGGAACAGCAAGCGTAGCAGTAATTACTAGTCAAAGAACAACAACTATCGACGATGTTGAGGGATTGTTTGCTGGCGAAGTTAAGGCAAATGAACTTGTATGGACAGATGATAACGGCGCAGGCAAGTGGGCAACTTGGAAACATTCTCCAGTCTACACAAGCACTGAGATTTTTAACTCTATCCCAACAGATGGTCTACAATACGGCAGACAAGTACTAATTAACACTGCTGGTAATATTGCTGCAATTTCAAATGCAAATGGCGAGGTTGTAGTCTATGACAAGTCTGCACAATCATTGCCTTGGGTTGAAAGACAAACAATTACTGCACCGTTTATTTCTATCTCTGGTTTATTGTT